CAAAAGCACTACGTTATATTGGTCGAAAGTTTGCTACAGCATTTCCCTGGTTGGCAGTAGGAGGTGTTGGTACAGGATTAGCTGCCTCTGGATTACTTGCACCATTGGTAGCCTCAATGGGAGGTAAAACTACTGCACTATCAACAATAGGTTCTGAAATGGCATTTACAGCCGGTATAGCGGGAACTTACGCGGCTCCTAGTATTATACAAGTTGTTAAAGATTTGTTTGCCGCTGATGAAACTAGTATTCAAGCAGGCATTAAACGTTGGGTTGAAAAACACGTAGGAGATGACAACGATGTACAAGAATTTATGTTAGTACATTCTAAGGCTGCACATGAAGGTAAATCTGGTTTCCGCTGGAGAGCCAAAGAGTGGCCTGTTAAAATGAGTAAAGAACAAGCGGAAGCATATTTAGAAAAGAATGACAAGTTTTGGCTTGACTCTGAAAAACAAAAAGCAATCGATGCAGAAAAAAATAAAGAAGTAACATCTATGAATGAAAGTTCACAAAGAGTTGACTCACTTGTTACTGACGCACTAAGAATAATGAAGGGCTCAGAAGTAAGTGATGCTGTATCAGCATTAAAGACTGTGCTGGGTGACAGAGAGTATAATAGTCGCCGTGGTCATTACAATTTCTATGTTAAACAGATTATTGATATGTACAGTCAACAAGGTGTAGCAGAAGTTGCTCCTCCTGGAGCTAAAGCTGAACGCATGGTAAAACACATTAAAGCTGGTTATGCTAAAGACGGTAAGATAACTCCTAAAGAAAAATCAATTGCTTATGCTACTGCATGGAAAGCACACAATGCCGGTAAAGTAGAAGAAGAAGGCAAGGGTCTTTGGGCTAACATACACGCTAAACGTGAGCGTATTAAACATGGTAGTGGCGAAAAGATGCGTCAGCCGGGTAGTAAAGGTGCACCAACTGCATCAGCATTAAGAAAGTCAGCAAAATGAAAATAAATGAAATTATCACTGAATCTACAAAACAACGTCTTGATCCTAGTTGCTGGAAGGGCTATAAAAAGCAAGGCACAAAGATGAAGGGCGGCACTAGAGTTAATAACTGTGTACCTGCTGAATCTATTGAAGAAGCAGAAGAAAAGACTATGAGTCGTGCCGCTAAAGGTCATGAGAAGTATGGCAAAGAAGGCATGCAAGCATTATCTAAAGCAGGGCGTGAAGGTGCTAGTGAAAAGAAACTAGACACTATTAGAAACAAATATGACAAGTACGACATTGACGAAGCCGCTAACCCAGCACAACAAGCCGCTATTGCCATTAGTAAGAAAAAAGAGCAAGACTTAGATGAAGATTGGCAAAAGGCTAATAAAAAAGATAAGACTTCTGGTATGAGTCAAAAGGCTGTGAATGCTTATCGTAGAGAAAATCCCGGTAGCAAGTTAAAAACTGCTGTAACAACTAAGCCAAGTAAATTAAAGAAAGGTAGCAAAGCTGCCAACCGTCGTAAAAGTTTCTGTGCTCGTATGGGCGGTAACAAAGGTCCTATGAAGACACCTACTGGTAAGCCTACTCCTAAAGCATTGGCACTACGCAGATGGAATTGTGAGAGTATAGAGCAAATGGAACAGTTGGTAATGATTGCCGAACAGAAAATTAGGAATCTTAAAAAATGAAAATCACAGAATTATATGAAGGCGCAGAGCCAAGATTGCCGGGAGCAGTAAGTGGCATCAAAATAATGACACCTCAGCAGTTTGCCGGAGTTCAAGGTGATGAAGAAGTCGATGAAGCAACTGCATTACCAGCAAGTAGTCGTGAATTAGGCGGAGATGAATTCCAAGACTACATGACACGTATCAAGGGTACAGATGACCTTGATAAAGAAGGTAATGTCAAAGTAGATAAGAAAGGTATTGCTAAGTATACTACTGGCAAAACTAAGACTGACAAATATAAAATGCCTTATATCCATCGTAGTAGTGCCATTGAATACTATGATGAAGGTGGCAAACGTTTCAAAGAAGAAGCAGTTATTGAAGCATTGAAACAGCGTCCTAAGAAGTTGTTGAAGCAAAACGAAAAGATGAAGCATAGTAACGGGGAGTTTGAACAGTTCTTTAACGTAGGTTTTGCCGCATTGACAGGTGTTGCTGTAGACGAATCTACAAACAAACTAATTATTGTTAACACATGTCCAGGTGCTGGTTCGTGTAAAGTTGATTGTTTCGCTATGAAGGGTGGTAAAGTTCAATTCAAAGCCGCTTGGTTAAGTGACGGAAGAATATTAACATATCTATTGAATGACCCAAGTGGGTTCTTTAATCAACTAAGCAGTGAAATTGCTAGTGAAGAAGCTGCCGCTACTAAAGGCGATAAGAAATTCCCAAATGGTTGGCAAGTAACAGTTCGTTGGCATGATGCTGGTGACTTCTTTAGTCCCGAGTATTTAGAATTAGCATTGAACATGGCTGCAAAGCATCCTAACGTTAAGTTCTATGCCTACACTAAGATGGCTGGTGCCGCACTAGCCAAGAAGCCAGACAACTTCATTATCAACTGGAGTGAAGGTGCTAACACAACACAAGAGAAACAAGTTAAACAACAAGACCCTAACTTAGATACAACTAAGAACAGTCGTATTGTGCCTGAGAAGTTATTCTATGACTTATTAGCTAAAGATGAGAAAGGTAACTTGAAGAAGACAGCAGACGGTGCATGGCAACCTGCTAGCTCAGAAGCATTAGTACAAATGAAGCAACGTATTGCAAAAGAATACGGCATCAGCCCATCTAGTATTCTAAGTTACACAGAATATATGAGTAAGCGAAATTCAATTCCTGCTGGAATGAAGTACAATGTTATTGTTGCTCCGGGTGAAGGTGACGTAAGTGCAAATGACCCCGGCGTACTTAGTACTTTGTTACTAAGACACTAAAGCACTACGAGAAATTTTATTTAGGGATTTAAATATAAATGGATAGGAATATTTTTGACTTCTATATTAGATTCAAAGGCTTCCCACCAACTAAATAAAAAAAGGATTTATCATGTTAGTAGACAATTTAAAAACATTATTAGCTTCAACAGAAACATTTTCATTGAAGTCTCGCAACTTTCACTGGAATATTGAAGGTAGCGATTTCCCACAATACCACGAGTTCTTTGGTTGCTTGTATAGTGAAACATATGAGACTGTAGATAAGATTGCTGAATATATCAGAGTATTAGACAGTTATGCTCCTGGCAGTTTAACTCGCTATGCTGAGTTAACTATCATTCAAGACCAAACAAAGATTCCACGTGCTGGATTAATGTTTGTAGAATCATTAGAAGATTGTATAAAAATGAGTGAACTTGCAGTTAGTATATTTGATGTTGCTACGGCAGAACGTCAACAAGGTATCGCTAATTATATGGCTGAACTACAAGATTTGTATGGTAAGAAAACCTGGATGATTCGTAGCATTCTTAAAAAAGAACGTGAGTAAATGAGAGCAAACGAATTCATTACTGAAGAATCCAAAGCCGTTAAGTACAACGGTTTGGTTTTAAAATATGCATTTAATGATAGTGCATTAATAATGAAGGCGTTTGATCCTGCTACTAAAAGCCCATTGTCTTATGTAAAGTTTGTCAAAGAAGACAAAGAATTATATCCACAGGATCTCTGGGTGAATGACGAATATCGTAACAGGGGCATTGCCAAGTCAATGTATAACTGTTTAAAAGATGAAGGATATATCATCAACAGAAGCCACGACCAAACTAAAGCTGGATCTAAGTTTTGGGATAAACATCGTGGTGAAGATGCTTACGTATGGGAAGAAAAAAAATGAGTGAACGAAATAACGAATACCCGGTATACCCGGAGGACGATGGATATGATAGATTTCGTAATCCATACAGCCCAGTATGATAGAACTACTATATGTTTTAGTGATGACACATATCACTATTGTATGTGTAACAGTTTACCTACATAGAGGGCAAGCACATAGGGGTTTGATATTTAATCCTATACTTAGTCATTTTATGCGCTTTTGGTTGTGGATAACAACTGGTATGGTGACTAAACAATGGGTCGCTATACACCGCAAACATCACAAAGAATGTGACCAAGCTGGAGATCCACACAGTCCATTGATTTATGGAATTAAACGTGTATTGTTTGGTGGTGCTTTCTTGTACCATGAAGCTAGTAAAGATACAAAAATGATTGATAACTTTGGTGTAGGTACACCGGATGATTGGATAGAACATAATGTATATACCAAACACAGCCGAGTTGGAATTCTAATCATGTTGTTAATTAATATACTACTATTTGGTATATGGGGAGTGTTAATATGGGGTATTCAAATGATATGGATTCCATTCTGGGCCGCTGGTGTAATCAATGGAATTGGACATTGGTGGGGGTATCGTAATGGTGAAACTAAAGATAACAGTAGAAACATTGTTCCTTGGGATATTATTGTTGGTGGCGAATGCCTTCATAATAACCATCATTTGGATCCTGCTAACCCTAAACTAAGCCGTCGATGGTTTGAATTTGATATTGGTTGGTTTTATATTCAGTTATTCAGAGCAACTAGATTAATGAAATTAAAGAACACCCTTAGGACCGTAACTTAGTTACGAGGTGTGCCCGGCTGCTGGGCAGAGCAATATGGAAGTCGTGCTCCGGAATGTTGTTCTAAAGTGAGCATTAATTTGATAAATACTTAATGCGTTATACTGACTTTATCTTTGAATCTGCGGCTAGTGAACTAGCAGAAAAGTTACCTTCCTTAAAAAAGTACGATTATAATACAATTGACAAATTAATGAAAAGAATAGGTACTAGACACCATATCGAGGGAAATAAACTTCACGACATGTTTGTCAGTAAATACGGTCATACTCCGGATACTTGGATTAAAAAATACAAAAATAAGCTAAAAGAAGAACCCACTGACGAATCTCTTTTAGGTTTTATGACTAAAGAACCTAAGCCTAAAACAAAATTAGATTATAATGCTGTTAGAAAAATGTCTCAGGGATCTACTCCGTTACCAAACGTTAAGAATTCTAAAGACATAGATAAAAACGCTACAGTATATAAACGTGTAGCAGAATCAGTAGACAACTCTCAAAATTTAGACCAAATCAGAAGTTTTGTTCAATGGGGTATTAAAACATTAAACGTTCAAAAACCATACCCAAAGATTAGATTGAGCATGGATACTGAACAAGCACAAAAAGATCACCGCACTGGATTACATACAAGCGATGGAACAATTATAGTATACATTAATAATCGAAATTTAGTAGATATATTCCGCACATTATTCCATGAATTGGTACATCACAGGCAAGATCAATTAAACATGATTGGTCCTGACGATAGTTATCCAGGTAGTCCGGTAGAAGCAATGGCTGATATGATGGCTGGTAAATACATTAAGATTTACGGTAAAAAGCATCCTGAAATCTTCCAATAAGAAAGAAAATAAATGGCAAACTATCACTCAATAAAAAACGCAGGTATATTAGCACCAGCCGCTAATACCGACCTAGGTTCTGCTACTAATAGATATGCTAATGTCTTTATGAGTGGAAATATTAACATGAGTGGTACATCACTTTCTGTTAACACAATTGTTACTCCTAAAGTTAGTACTATAACATATCCAGGGGATGATACTGCGGCAAACATCGCAGGTGGACAAACTATTACTTTGAATGGCACTGGCTTTCAAGTAGGTGCTAGTGTATTAATTGCTGGAACGGTTGTGGGCGTGGTGTCATTTGTGAGCAGTACTCAACTAACATTTACTAGCCCTGCATTAAGTGCAGGTAGCTATGTATTATATGTGATTAACTCAGATGGTGGCACAGCAATTAGTATTCCTGGTATTCAATACTCAGGAGTTCCTGCATGGAGTACAAGTGCAGGAAGTTTAGGCTCTGTGGGTACATCATCTAGTATTAGTTACACATTAGCGGCTACCGGTGATGCCCCTGTAACATATAGTGTATTTTCAGGTAGTTTACCCAGTGGTGTCAGCTTGAATACCACCAGTGGTGTTATTTCAGGAACAACTCCTGCATTAGGTAGCATTACTACATATAATTTTACTATACGTGCAACCGATGCACAACAACAAGATACGGATAGAGCTTTTAGTTTAACAGTAGCTCCCGAACCAACCATAGGTCAATCATATGGTGGAGGATATTATGCTGGAAAAATTAGTACTACGGGTGATGGGGTAGCAACACACTATTTGATTGTTTCTCCTAAAGCGTCAGGACAGGCTGCCCGTTCATATAGTACAGCAGGTGGATCGGGTGATCCTACAAGTGTCATAGATGGACCAAATAATAGTTCTACAATGAATAATTCAAGTCATCCGGCAGCACAATTCTGTGAGGGATTAACTATTAATGGTTACAGTGACTGGTATATGCCTGCCCGTAACGAACTAATGGTAATTTATTATAATCTAAAACCCGATACTACTGCAAGTTATGGAAATAGTACTAATCCTTATGCTGTGCCACCGATGGGTGCTTTTAGTACAGGCAATCCATCTCGAACTTCAGTAAGCATCTTTCAAGCAGGTGGGTCAGAAGCACTAGATGAAAGTCCCTATTGGTATTATTGGTCAAGTACCCAAAGCCCAAATGGAACAATGGCTACTGCGGTTAATTTCCAAAGCGGGTATGACGATGCTAATAATGGCAAAATCAATGGATTTCCAGTCCGTGCAGTTCGCAGAGTAGCAATTTAACCTTTTTTACGCAAACTGTTTGACTTTTCTGCAAAAGCTGTTATAATAAGTACTTCTCAGGAGATTTATTATGACAGCAAAAATGTTCAGTGGTGACCAAAAGATCAAACTTACACAATTGGTAAACGAAGGTATGGCAGTGATGCACGAAATCGATACACTCAATGGTGGACTCACCGACACAATCAAAGCAATTGCAGAAGAACTTGAAGTTAAACCAAGTACATTGAAAAAAGCAATTCGCATCGCCCACAAAGCAAGTTTAGGTCAAACTAACAAAGACCACGAAGAACTCAATACTATCCTCGAAACTGTTGGCAAAACCCTCTAATGTCGTATGTAGATGCTATTCATAGCAGGGACGAAGACCGTATCTATGTCGTAGAGCGTGATGCAAATGGCAAACGCCAATATGTAGAACACCCTGCTAACTATGTTCTTTACTATGCTGATCCTAAAGGTAAGTTCCGTAGCATATACGGAGATCCAGTAGGTCGATTCACTACCCGCAAACGTGCAGAGTTTGAAAAAGAAAGACGTATCCTTTCGAATAAGAAATTATTTGAATCTGATGTGCCTGTGGTATTTCGCTGCCTCAGTGAACATTATCTTAAAGCAGACGCACCCAAACTTCACACTTGCTTCTTTGACATTGAAGTAGACTTTGATCCTGAAAAAGGTTTCAGTCCTACTAGTGATCCATTCAATCCGGTAACTGCTATCAGTTGTTACTTAGATTGGTTAGATCAACTAGTTACTATGGTCATTGCACCTAAGCACATGAGTGAAGAAACGGCACAAGAGATTGTTAGTCAATTTGATAACTGTTTGCTTTTCAAAAACGAGAAGGAAATGTTTGATGTGTTCTTTCAATTGATTGAAGATGCTGATGTACTGACTGGTTGGAACTCAGAAGGATACGATATTCCCTACATGGTCAATCGTGTTACACGTGTGATGAGTAAAGATGACACTCGCAAGTTTTGCTTGTTGGGTCAACTACCTAAGCCTAGAGAGTATGAACGTTTCGGTAAGAAAGAAACAACTTACGATTTAGTAGGTCGTATTCACATGGACTATTTACAACTCTACAAGAAGTATAACTATGAATCACGACATTCATATAAGTTAGACGCAATTGGTGAGATGGAAGTAGGTGAAAATAAAACTCAATATGAAGGCACTCTTGACCAATTGTACAACAAAGACTTTAAAAAGTTTATTGAATACAACAGACAAGATACAATGTTGGTGTTTAAGATTCACAAGAAACTTAAGTTCCTAGAACTAGCGAATCAACTAGCACATGAAAATACTGTACTGCTTCCAACAGTTATGGGTTCAGTAGCTATGATTGAAATGGCAATTTTTAACGAAGCACATGAACGTGGCTTAGTAGTACCAGATAAAAAACGAAAGGTTGAAAATGCAGAAGAAGTACAGCCGGCAGCAGGTGCCTTTGTTGCTACGCCGAAACGAGGAATGCACGAGTGGGTCGGTGCAGTCGATATCAACTCGCTCTACCCCTCGGTTATTCGTGCCCTTAACATGGCAGGTGAAACCATCGTTGCTCAAATCAGACAAACAATCACAGACCAGTACATGAAAGATAAGGGCCTTCGTTTAGCAAGTGAAAAGAAACGATATAAAGAAGGTGATGATGATGTGACTGGTGCTATTCTATGGGAAAACTTGTTTGGTGCGTTAGAGTACACAGCAATTATGAACCAAGAACGTGGAACTATTCTTACTGTAGACTATGAAGATGGTCGAAGTGTAGAAATGTCTGCGGCAGAAATCTGGAAACTAATTTTTGATAGCAACAAGCCCTGGATGCTTTCTGCAAATGGTACAATCTTTACCTATGAGAAAGAGGGTGTTGTCCCTGGTCTATTAACTCGCTGGTACAGTGATCGTAAAGAGATGCAGAAAAAGTTAAAAGAGTCAACTACACCAGAAGATAGAGACTATTGGGATAAACGTCAACTAGTTCGTAAGATTTTATTGAACTCTGCTTACGGCGCACTATTGAATGAGCATTGTAGATTCTATGATAAGCGTATTGGTCAAAGTGTTACGCTATCTGGACGACAAATTGTAAAACACATGATGAGTAACATCAACGAATCCGTTGAAGGTGTGTATTCACATGAAGGCAATGCGATTGTATATGGTGATACTGATAGTTGTTACTTCACTGCTTATCCTACACTCAAACCACAGATTGATAAAGGTGAGTTAGTATGGGATAAAGAACTTTGCATTGGACTGTATGATGGTATCGCAGACCAGGCTAATGAAAGTTTCCCATCATTCATGGAGAAAGCATTTCATGCTCCTCGCAAGAACGGTGAAATTATCAAAGCCGGTCGTGAACTGATTGGTGATCGTGCTCTCTTTATGGTTAAAAAACGTTATGCTATCAACATCTTTGACAAAGAAGGCAAACGCAAAGACAAAGATGGGCAAGGTGGCGATATCAAAGCTATGGGTCTTGACTTGAAACGTGCTGATACGCCCAAGTATGTGCAAGAATTCTTAATGAACATACTACAAATGGTTCTTCAACAGGGTAAAGGTCGTGATGATGTGATTGAAGCTATTAAAGACTTCAAGCGCATACTATCAGCACAAGATAGTTGGACAAAGGGTTCTCCTAAAGGTGTTAATAAATTGACATACTACGGTGACTTAGAAGCTAACAGTAAAAAAGGTCGTGAGAACATGCCCGGTCACGTTCGTGCGGCATTAAACTATAACTATTTGCGCAGGGTTCACGGAGATCAATACAGTCAAAAGATTGTAGATGGTATGAAGATTGTCGTTTGTAAATTGAAACCTAATCCGTTGAACTTTACAAGCGTTGCTTATCCGGTTGATGAACTACGACTACCGCAATGGTTCACTGAATTACCATTTGACGATGCGGCAATGGAACAAACATTAGTTGATGAAAAGATTGACAACTTATTGGGCGTTCTTAATTGGGACATTCGTTCCAACACAGATGTCAAATCTACATTTGACGATTTGTTCAGTTTCGGTTAAATTCGATTTGACTTTCGCAATATAAACCACTACAATACACAATAATTCTTCTTAAATATTCTAAAGGAAAAACATGAAAGATACACTACAAAATATTATCCAGTATACTGCTGGTCTAGGTAACATTGATTTGATTAAAATCACTGGTACAGATACAGAAACTCAAATCGCTGCCATCGCAGAAGATAAGAGCGTTGTCATTACTGGTACATTGGCTAACCCTCATCCCGAATTCATAGGTGTGTTCGGTATGCCTAACTTAGTTAAACTAAAAACTATTCTGGGCTTTGATGAGTATGATGCTACATCAATCATCACACTTACACGCAAAGACCGTGATGGTGTTTCTACCCCAGATACAATTCACTTTGCAACAAAAGCGGGTGACTTTGTGAATGACTATCGCTTGATGGCTAAGTCTATCATTGAAGAAAAAGTTAAGAGCTTTGTCTTTAAAGGTGCTGGTTGGAATGTTGAGTTCGAACCCAGCGTTGCTAGCATCTTACGTTTGAAAAAACAAAGTCAGGCTAACAGCGAAGAAAACACCTTCGTTACTAAGACAGAGAACGGTGATCTAAAGATTTACTTTGGTGATATCAGCACACACAGTGGTAACTTTGTGTTTCATGCAGGTGTTACTGGTGTATTAACAAAGTCATTTCAATGGCCCGTTACAGTAGTATCTAACATTCTTAGCTTACCTGGTGATAAGATTTTTAAAATCAGTGACCAAGGTGCCGCTGAGATTGTAGTTAATAGTGGCATGGCAACATATCGTTACTTACTACCTGCACAAACAAAATGATTGAAACTATAGTTGGTGGTGAGTTTATGAACGTGACTAGTTATAAGGGAGCAACCCCTTATATTGGTCAAACTAATATCCCCATGGTAGGCGCGGTATCATATGATTCATCTAGTCAATATATGAAAGTATATGATGGTTCTGTTTGGCAAAAGGTAGGGGGCGGCAATGCTACTGTCAATCTAACACCAAACGCTATTGCTATACTCAAGTGGGCTGAGAAGAAGATGTTTGAAGAAACAGAATACGAACAGCTTGCTAAAACCAACCCCACTATCAAAAGTTTGTTAGATGAAATGAACAAGTATAAGGATCAAATTGAAATGGTTAAAGTTCTACTAAAAAGTTCTGGAAACGAACCAATAGAAATGATGGGCAGTTAATGGATCAAGTTAATTTATCAGCGACTCATAACCCAGACTGGGCATTGTTCTTACCTGCAGTCAGTAGTTTTTATATCTCTGGCTTAGGTAAACAACGTAAGGGTGAGCCGTACTTTGACCAAGCACGTATCCCTGCACAGTTTAACGGTGATGTTGAGAAACTTAACTTTCTTAACAGCAAAGAAGGTCTCTATTATTACAAATGGGGACTGTACTCTGCTGGTCATGCTAACTTAGATACAACTGTAAACGATCCTAGTGAAAGTATCATTAGAGAACGTGAAGCTGGTACATTCATGTTGGGTGACAGTGGTGGATTTCAGATTCTTAAAGGTCAATGGCCTGCTGACTGGAAGGATCCTAACTGTCCTCGTGCAATGGTAAAGCGTAAAACTGTATTGAACTGGATGGACACATACATGGATTATGGTATGTGTTTAGATATCCCTTCACAGTCTTTAACTACTTTTGGTATGAAAGATAAGAATGGTAATAGTCTTCATGGTATCAGTACCATTGAAGAAGCAATTACCGCTACTCATATTAACAACGAATACTTTATTAACAATCGTTCGGGTAAATGTAAATTCTTAAATGTATTGCAAGGTCGCAATCATGGTCAGTCAGAAGACTGGTATGCTGAGATGAAAAAATATTGTGACCCAAATATCTATCCAGATAATCATTTTAATGGCTGGGCGTTTGGGGGTCAGAATAAGATTGATGTACACTTGATGTTAACACGCATGGTCGATATCATCCATGATGGGTTACTGGTAGAAGGTAAACATGATTTAATTCACTGTTTGGGTACAAGTATCTTAGAGTATGCTGTATTGTTTAGTGATATTCAACGTGCTATCCGCAAATATCATAATCCTAATCTACAAATTACCTTTGACTGTGCAAGTCCTTTCTTTAGTGCGGCTAAAGGTTTAGCGTATTTCAATACAAGTATTGAGCATAATAAGAAATGGTCATACAGTATGGAAAAGACTGCTGAGAAAAAGTCTTACTCAACTGACACTCGCAAGTTTAAGGACGCAGTGTTAGCAGAAGGCATCCATAAAGTCTTTACAGATAGTCCAGTAACTGATAAACTAGAGCTTAGGGACTTATGTTATCGTGGTGTAGGTTTCTTAGGACAGCATGGTAAAGAAACTAAAACCAGTTGGGATACATTGAGCTATACACTTCTGCAAAGTCATAATGTGTTTACACATATGTCAGCAGTTCAAGAGGCTAATCGTCAATATGATACAGGAGTTGTTCCTAAAATGTTAATGAATGAACAGTTTGAACGTGTTCTATTCAAAGACGTTATTGATGAGGTCTTTTCTAAGAAGAACAAGCAAGAAGCTATCGACTTGATTAATCAAAACAGTAGATTATGGATGCAGTTTCAGTCAGGTAGTCAAGGTATCAGTGGTAAGAGAACGGTAAATGCAATGACTATGTTTGACCAATTGTTTGAAACAGAATCAGAGGTTGACGAAGTTATTGAAGATAGTGATGATGAAATTTCAAAAGTATTAGGAGAATGATATGCCATATAGAAGTCGTATTAAGACACTAGAAGAATCAGTACGTATGTTAGATGACCAAATCTTTCATTTAGAAAAATCTAAAGAAACTGATGTTGGGAAAATTCGTAAGTTACAGGAAATGAAAGATTTGTACAATAAAGAACTGCGCCTAATGATTAGGGCGCAATGGGACAATGACCACAATACGGTCGATTTAGGAGATGATAGATAATGGAACAAAGAGAACAAGCACTACTAGAACAACGTGGCCGTATTAAGCAGGCTGCAATTCGTACAATTTTCGTAACCTTTCGAAAAGAAGGCATTCATTGTTATCCATCTGCAGGTCACGATCCAGCACTAGCAACAGGCGATGAATATGATGTTAGCTTTTTAGGAACCCCACATCGTCACATTTTTCACTTTGAAGTGGCGATTGAAGTATTTCACAACGATAGGGATATTGAGTTCATTCAATTCAAACGATGGTTAGAGAATCAATATTCTCAAGGCATTCTTGAATTGAATTACAAAAGTTGTGAAATGATTAGTGATGATCTTTATGAGATTATCGCAACTCGATATCCAGATCGTAATATCGCTATCACTGTCGCAGAAGATGGTGAGAACGGTGCTACGATTCATTACAACAAAACTAAACCTTATCAACAACTCGCTATTTAAAGGATTATCAAAATGGCAAAAAATAACAACCTTCAACCCAACCCACGTGTTTATCAAATTTTTGAAGACCTTGAGAAATACAAGGAATTCTGCGTAGACTATGGGTATAAGTTTGACGAGGCAACGTTGTATGACATGCGCAGTTTTGCGTATCGTCAGCATACAAAACAGCTTAGTAATAAGTGGCCTAAAGATTCATGGGAAGATGCAATTCGCAGATGAACGTAGTAATTGGCATAGGGGATAGTTGGACTCAAGGTCAAGGTGGTTACCCTGACCATATATGGTCTCAATATAAAGGCAATGTCGATGTTCCTATGGGAAAAGACGAGCATTTATTTACGTATGAATTAGAAAATTCATGGGTTAATGTCCTATGCCGAGATCATATCACTGACCATACACCCGTAAACTTAGGAATGCGTGGATGCGGGAATAGAGGCGCAGTTAGACAACTTTATTTCATTGACAAAAAAATCAGAGATAATATTTCAGGTGGTTACCTGATTTTTTTGTTAAGTGGTTGGGATAGATTTGATTTCTTCTCAAAAAACATGTTGCAACAACACTATCCTTATAATACAGTATACCCTTATGATAATGGTAATAAACTTTGGAAGTTGTATTTTGAAGAAGCGCATAGTCAGGAATCAGTTATAACTGAAACCCTATGTTGTATATTGGAAGCACAAACATTTGCCAAAGCACATAATTTAAAGTTTATTTTTGCTAATGCGTTTGATCCTCGGGGAATAGAAGAATTCAATATGTTTTCTAATCTTGCGGAACAAATAGATTTTAACAATTATTTGAATGGTCACGTAGATTACAAAACCTTTGTTGATAAACTAATGTTATTAGACGGTTATTCTAAGGAACAGTTGAGCAACGCATACACTATCTGCCGAGAATTAACTAAACCCAATAAACATATGACTAAATGTTTTCATCCTACAGTAGACGGTTACAAAATTATAGCTTATGAGCTATATAGCTTTATTACGAGAGTTACGCATGGCTGAAATACTTAAAGAATATGTTTGCACTAAACCTTTTAACTACATAGATGCCCAAGATAATACACTGTGGGTTTGTTGTCCTAGTTGGTGTCCTTCTAATTTAATAGGTGAGGCAAAATCTCATTATAATGTCAATGAACATTGGCACGGGGATATTGCATCTGATATTAGAAAATCAGTGTTTGATGGTAGCTATAGTCATTGCAACAAAAAAGTGTGCCCAGATTTATCGCAGTTGATTAACACCGGTAAAGTTCCTAGTTCTTTTTTATCTAAAAAAGATTTCAAAAAAAAATATAACATTTCTTCCATTGAAGATTTAGAAAATTTCGAAGGACTACCTGAAGAAATATTGTTTGGGTTTGATCGTAGTTGTAATTTAAAATGTCCTAGCTGCCGCGCTGATATTGTAACCAATGATGATCCCGAATCAGATGCATACAAGAACAAATTACATCTACTCAATTCAATAGAAAAACACTTTTCCAAGTCACTACGAAGAATGATGATTACTGGTAGTGGTGATCCTTTTTATTCTAAAATTTATCGTGATTACTTGATAAATTTTGATGTAAGTAAATATCCAAATTTACAAGACATACAAATCATTACTAATGGTATACTACTAACTGAAAAAATGTGGGGTAGTCTGCAAGCTAAACCATTTATAAAAACTATTGAAATCAGTGTGGATGCTGGAACCAAAGATACATATGAGAATGTAACTAGACTAAACGGTAATTGGGATAAACTTATTGATAACATAACATTTTTAAGTAAGCAATCTAGTATATCAAACATGATTTTTTCAATGGTGGTAAGTCAGTATAACTATAAAGAGATGCACACATTTTATCAGACGATTCGAAATATATTCGAAGGGTCATCAATTAACGTTGATATTAACTATCGGCAAATTGTACATTGGACTGCATCATCATATACTATCGAAGATATTAGTAATATATCAGTTTTTAATCCAATACATCTAAAATTTAAGAATTTTATTGAAGAATTCAATAAGGTTCGAATTTTACCCAAAGTATCACACAACTTCCATCATTTGAAAGAATTCTATGACAAATAAAATTGTATTAGTTACAGGCGGGTTTGATCCTATTCACAGTGGGCACATTGAATATTTCAAGGCCGCTAGACAACTCGGAGATAAGTTAATTGTCGGAGTGAATAGTGACTCATGGTTGGCCCGTAAAAAAGGTCAACCTTTCATGCCTATTACTGAACGTTTGTCAGTAATTGAAAATTTAAAAATGGTAGATCATTGCGTTATCTATGATGATAATGACGGATCTAGCATCGAAGCCATTAACAATGTAAAGATGATGTACCCAAATGATACTATTATTTTTGCAAATGGTGGGGACAGGACTGCAACCAACATCCCTGAAATGGTAATCAAAGATGTTGAATTTAGATTTGGTGTAGGTGGTGAGAACAAAATGAATAGTAGTTCTTGGATTCTACGTGAATGGAAACAACCAAAAACATTGCGCCCGTGGGGTTATTATCGTATACTACATGATGTGCAAGGATGTAAAGTAAAAGAATTAACAGTTGAACCCGGTCAAAGTTTGAGTATGCAACGACATTTTAAACGTAGTGAGTATTGGGTAGTAAGTGAAGGTATGTGTGATGTGGTGTCGATGATGAACAATGGTTATCAATTGCCTAGTAAAACATTAGCTAAACACACATCACATAATATTTCTGTAGGTGACTGGCATCAGCTAAGTAATCCATACAATGAACCTTGTCGTATTGTAGAAATTCAATACGGTAAAGAATGTATTGAAGAAGATATTGAAAGAAAATTAAATGCGTAAACTTTATTATATGGGTCTTGAACCCTATAAAGCACGTTACACTTTACAATTGCAAGAGTGGAATGAACGTGTATTTAAACAACGTGGTATTAACTATGTTATCGTTCCTGGTGAAACACTAAGTAATGACCAAGCTATCGTTACAGGACAAGTGTTAGATGCACATGGTCGCACTTACTTTGGCATGAGTCAGTTAATGAATCTAATTAAGATGATGAAGGCTGGTAATGTCGGTGCAGGTGATGTAGTTTATTTCGAAGATATGTTTCAACCAGGTATTGAATCATTGCCTTACATTATGAAACAAATCCCAATTACAAGTCGTCCTAAGATTTTTGTCCGATGTTTAGCACAATCTATTGATCCAGATGACTTTGTTCATGTTTGGGGCATGAGTAATTTTATGGGTCACTATGAAAAGATGGTCGATAGTTTTGTTGATGGTGTACTAGCCACAAACGAAGAAATGGTCATGCATATGAAGATTGCAGGATGGAAAGCACCTCTATATAACATTAGCGGCCTTGCATTCGGCAAGAGTGAAGTGCAAGAACGTGTTGAATCTATTAAACCATTTGGTGAGCGTAAGCATCGTGTCGTATTTTCAGCACGTTGGGATCAGGAAAAACAACCTGACTTTTATATGGACCTTATTGAGGCATGGAACGAACGTCATCCTATGAGTGGCGTAGAGTTTGCTATCTGTAGTGGTGGAAAACTAAAATCAAACAACGACAGTTACATGCAACGTACACGTGACATGCAACAACGTGATGTGTTGAAAATTTATGAGGACCTAGAAAAGAATGACTACTATAATACCGTTAATGATTCTCGTATTGTCTTTAATTGTGCTTTACAGGACTGGGTTTCCAACACCGTCAGTGAAGCAGATGCTTTGGGCTGTAATGTACTTTACCCTGCTTATCGCAGTTTCCCTGAAACCTTTGCAAACGATCATAATCGACTTTATGTCCCTTGGTCTATAGAAGACGCACTAGATAAGTTAGAAAAACTATTGAAGAAGCCGCATGAGAACATGGGCAAAATTAGTGATTACAACGATGGTACGATAGACCGTATCATTGATGTGTTAGAGGGTGGCGGAGACAAATACTTGCGAATGTCGTCAGATTATCGCAAATACACTAGAGAAAGCAAATACTAAAATGGCAACACGCAAGAAAAAAGAAATTACAGAACCAACAGTAGTCAAAGGAAATCATTTGACCGTAACTACTTTCCCTGATGGCAAAACTATGTTAGAATGGGATGACGAAGCATTATTAAAAGAGGTGCGAGAAGCACTCAATTCGGTAGAAGTACCAAAAACAAAACGCAAATTAACAAAGGAAAAACAATGAGCGCACAAAATGATATCGAAACTAGTTTGGAAGCATACAATGCTGAGAACGACAAGTTTAACAAGGGCAATGCGGCCGCTGGTACACGTGCCCGCAAAGCACTTGCAGAACTAGCCAAAGCAGTCAAGTCTCGCCGTAATGAAATTACAGCAGAGAAAGCCGCACGTGCTGAAGAAAAAGCAAAAGCTAAGTAATAGTGATAAATATGATGTAAGCTACACAACGGTAGCTTACACTTCAAAACAAAAACCATCACAAAGGAAGGTTATCTATGAGTTATAATAAAACAAAAACAGATCCAGAGTTGGGTCAACAAGTACACGAACATTTAGTTAAGATGGGTGTAGAAACACCTGCATTACCGAACAAGTTGATTCGCACAGATAAGATTCATATCATTGAAGGTCACTTCAAAGCAATCATGGAAACAATGGGGTTAGATTTATCAGACGATAGTTTGATTGAAACACCAAAGCGTGTTGCAAAGATGTATATAAATGAAATCTTTTGGGGTCTTGACTATGAAGCATTCCCTAAATGTACAACAGTTGACAACAAGATGCAATACAACGAAATGGTTGTGGAGCGTAATGTTAATGTTCAATCTAACTGCGAACATCATTTTGTAGTCATTGACGGATTGGCTACTGTAGCTTATGTCCCTAAACAAAAAGTATTAGGGCTTAGTAAGATTAACCGTATCGTAGAATATTTCAGCAAGCGACCTCAGATTCAAGAGAGGTTAACAGAGCAGATTTTTCACACCTTACAGTTCATCCTTGAAACAGAAGATGTTGCAGTTATGATTGATGCACAACACTATTGTGTAAAGTCACGTGGTGTAGAAGATACAGGTAGCTCAACTGTTACTTGTCGCTTAGGTGGAGGCTTTAAATCTGACCCTGCGGCACGACAAGAGTTCTTACAGATTGCTAATAAGGGTTGTAAATGATTATTACATTGCTAATTTCGCTGGCGGTGGTAGTAGGAATTGTTGTATTAATTTCTACTATGCCAAATAATAGTAGTTGCACTGGTGATTGTAATCAGGGTCGTAACTGTACTTGTAAGGAACAATAAATGAAATTTAAATTAGGTGATATGGTTAAAAAAGTGTCTGGTTCACAATGGCACGGTACAGTTGTTGGTACATATTCTACTCAGTTAACTCCTGAAGGATATGCAGTTGAAAGTTCTACTGAAAAGGGTTCTGTTCAAATTTATCCTGCAAAGGCTTTAGAATTTTGGACTGAAATGGAGTAAATAATGCCACTAGTATACAAAGAAGTTGAAGTTGAAGTAGACTTGGATGATTTTGATGACGATGAACTAATTGAAGAATTAGAGCGCCGCGGTTCTGGCACAGTAGATTATGGTAACGGCACAGAAGTATTGTCGGCAATCCACGAGAAGCGTAGATTGGGAAAAGATTATCAACAAGAACTAGACCAATTAATATGGTTAGGGTTAGGGAGATTTGTATAATGGGATTTCGCAAACCAATGGATTATAATTCAGTAAGTCATCAAATTTATATTGCAGGTGTAGAACTACACAGTCCTTATAATGACGGATTCACTACCTTTGAAATCAAAAAAGACTTACACAAGTTAAAATGGCTGTTAGATGAAATCATGGCTGACTCACCTACATTTGCAGGTGAAGAAGAATTCTTAAAAGAACATGACCAAAAGAAAATGTGGAGAACATTGTCAAAATGATTTTCAATCACGTTAAAGAATTAAAAGCACAAGGTAAAAAGATTGGCATTACTTTTAGTACATTTGACTTGCTACACGCAGGTCACGTTGCTATGTTAAGTGAAGCAAAGAATCATTGTGATTACTTGATATGCGGATTGCAAACTGACCCAACTATTGATAGACCTGATACTAAGAACAAACCTATTCAAAGTATAGTAGAACGACAGATTCAATTATCGGCCTGTCGGTATGTTGATGAAGTAGTTGTTTATCAAACTGAACAGGACTTAAGGGATTTATTGCTTATTCTTCCAGTAGATGTTCGAATCTTAGGTATAGAATATGCTGGTAGGAACTTTTCAGGACAAGATGAATGTGCTGACCGTGAAATAGCAATTGTATTCAACGAACGTGACCATAGCTTTAGTAGCAGTAGTTTACGCAAACGAGTAGCAGATGCTCAAATTATAAATACACTTAATAAATAATATGCCAAAAAGAATACTAATCATGGGTCTACCTGGATCAGGTAAAACTTATCTAGCACAATATGTACTAGAACATTTGCAAAATGAAAAGAAACGTGTAGGTTGGCTAAATGCCGACGATGTACGTAAAAAATACAATGACTGGGATTTTAGTACAGAAGGTCGTATTCGGCAAAGTCATCGTATGCGAGAACTTGCAGACTCAATGACAGAGTATGATTATGTAATCTGTGACTTTGTTGCACCATTAGTTGAGATGCGTAACAACTTTAAAGCAGATTGGACTGTTTGGGTTGATACAATTGACAAAGGTAGATTCGAAGATACTAACAAAGCCTTTATTCCACCTGAAGTTTATGATTTTAGAATTACAGAACAGCAAGGTGAAAAATGGGGCGAGTTCATTGCCGCACATATATATGACAACCGTCGTAGACCAGTGTTTGACTGGCAAAAAGAAACAGTACAGATGCTAGGTCGTTGGCAACCTTGGCATGTAGGGCATCGTAAGTTGTTTGAACGTGCAGTTGCTAAGACAGGGCAAGTTATTATACAAATCCGTGACTGTCAAGGATGGCAAGGAAGTAATCCTTTCGCAATTGACCAAGTAAAAAGTTTCATCAAGCGTGACTTAGATATGTTATATCAAGGTCAATATGAGATTCAAATTGTACCAAACATTGTGAACATTACATATGGCCGTGATGTTGGGTATAAGATTGAACAAGAAACATTTGATGAAGCTACACATAATATTAGTGCTACAAAGATCCGTAAGGAATTAGGTCTTGAGTGATACTAATAAACGTAGTTTAGCAAAGACTATCAGTTGGAGAATAACTGGTAGTTTTAGCACGTTTATGATATCGTATTTTATTTCAGGTAATTTTGCTATTGCAGGTTCAATTGCAATAATTCAAATTATTGCCAATACCCTTTTATATTTTATACATGAAAGAATTTGGAATAAAATATCTTGGGAAACAAAAGGGTAAATAAGATAACCGGTCTCTTTGGGCTCATCCCGGTATACAAACTCTGCGTCCTATGCTATAATATAACATAGGAGAACACAATGGCAAACAAAAAATTCTTTTCAACAAAAACATACAGACAAATAGGTCCTGTCGCATATCGTCAATGGCGTGCTGACAGTCATTGTAACTTGATTCATGGCTATGCTATGAGCTTTCACTTTGAGTTTGAAGCTGATACACTTGATGCCCGTAACTGGGTAACTGACTTCGGTGGACTACGACCACTCAAAGATAAACTAGAAGAATGGTTCGACCATACATTACTAGTTGCACAAGATGACCCGATGCGTGAACATTTATTAGAACTAGGAAGATTGAAACTAGCAAAGATTACAGAAGTAGAACGTACTGGTTGTGAGGGTATTGCAGACTTCTTGTATGAATATGTTAATACAATCTTCTTGCCTAATTGTGGTAGTGAAGAAGCTAAACGTGTTTGGTGCTGTAAAGTAGAAGTTAGAGAGACTGATAGTAATATGGCAGGACGCGGTGGTCATAGGGAAGACAATGAATTCGCTTGAAAAAATATGGGCTAGAGCAACCGGTCATTTAATGGGTAATACAGATGATGACAGACCTGATGTACCCATTCTTACATTAAGAGAAGCGAAGATTGCATTGTTCCTGAAAACTTTCTGGGTGGTACTACATGTGATAACATGTTGTTTTATTATAGCAAACACAATACATAATTGGTAACATATGAGTAAATTAAAAATTTCAGAATTATTTTATAGCATTCAAGGTGAAGGTAAATATATGGGAGTTCCTTCTATATTCCTTAGAACATACGGATGCAACTTTACATGTGGCGGCTTCGGCATGCCTAAAGGAGAATTGAGTAGTGAAAGAGATGTTATTGCGATTAAAGCAGAGGGTTATACAGATTATAAATCCTTACCGCTTGTCAGTACAGGATGTGATAGTTACGCATCTTGGGACCCTCGTTTTAAACATCTTAGTCCTGTTATCGATTCCGATGTTATTGCTAACAGTATTTGTGATTTATTGCCTGGACATCGTTGGCTTGATGAGCACTTGGTTATCACGGGCGGTGAACCGCTTCTAGGATGGCAACGTGCATATCCCGACCTGTTATCACATGACAGAATGAAAGCATTACAAGAAATTACATTTGAGACAAATGGTACTCAATTAATTTCCCTTGAGTTTGGTCAGTACTTACATGACTGGCAAAAGATGAGAGCTAAACATTCAATTACGTTCAGTGTAAGTCCTAAACTTAGTATCAGTGGTGAAAAAGAAGAAGAAGCTATACTCCCTGAAGTAATCAATCAGTACCAGCAGTATGGTAATGTATATCTTAAGTTCGTGGTTGCATCTGAAACTGACGTAAAAGAAGCTGAGGATGCTGTATTAAAATATAAGCGTAAGGGCTTTAAAGGTCATGTGTATTTGATGCCATGTGGTGGTGTAGAATCATTGTATAACATGAATGCTAAGAATGTAGCAATTGCGGCAATGAACCGTGGCTGGCGTTATAGCGATAGATTACAAGTACCGTTGTTTAAAAATGAGTGGGGAACTTGATGCCACAAACACAGGCATACGATCATTTTTATGAAAGAATGATCGGGACCGAATACAAGTTTGCTTGGTTACCACAGAGGTGTGACATATCAGGTAAACACATTTGGCTGGAGCGGGCCTATCGTATGACTAGAATCATCACTGGGCCCGGTGAATCTATCTTTGAATATAGATGGCACGATAAGAATGCCCATATTATGTGGCTATTGAAAAGGTAAATACTAGATGAGAACATATAATAAACGAATAGGCTTTTTAGTAAGCTATCAAACACTAATACCACATGGTGGCATAGGACAATTTACAAAAAGTTTTTGTGAATTAATGGATCAACACAACATTAAAGTTGATATAATTACAGACAAAGAGCCCCAGCACACAGAGTTTGTTAAATCTATTCCTGCAAATATTATTGCCCCATTAGAGTCATTAAAGTACACCGATCATTCAAGTATCTTTATGTATGGTGATACATTTTGTTATGAACGTATGGCTAATTTTCGTACTGCAATAGTTGAAGCATTAGAGCATAATATATACGATGCGTTCATATGCAACACGTATGAAACAGTTCAAGTGGCAAGTACAATGGGCTTAGAGGATGTGATTCAAGTTATTGCGTACACTCATTTAGAAAGTCAAATCTTTAAGGATACAAAGAATCCATTCTTATATTCTACTAATGAAATGATGCGCAGACAATTAGAAATGAATGGTATTGTTGTTGGTACACAAAGCAAATTTAATCAACTTAATATAAGTGATACAGTGTTTCATTTACCTATTCCTATCACAGAACAAGACTTGCTAACCGAGTACACAGGTGAGCGTGAGGGGATATTGTTTGTTGGTCGCTGGGAAGAAGGTAAGAATCCTGAATTGTTCATTGACTTGATTGAAAAAACAAAATTGCCTGCTAAAGTTATGACTAGCCCAAATGGGGTCAAGAAGTTTGAAGAACGACTATCAAAATTAGGTGTCAAGTATGATGTTCGTGCTAGTATCGTTGGGCAAGAGAAAGTAGACTTTATTAAGTCAAGTAGAATCGCATTTAATCCTAGTACTGTTGAAAGTTATGGAATGGCGTTCTATGAGCAACATATACAACTACCCACATTAGTATTAGAGAATCAACGTTGGACAAATAACTTCAACAAAGACTTCTTCTATACTTGTACTAAAAAAGATATGGCAAGTAAAGCAAAAGAGTTGTACGATATATTTGAAAAAGCAGATAGATGGTATAACTTGGGATCACTACAACACGCACGGGAACAAGAAGCCAGTATATTTAATAAATGGATAGACTGTTTTAGAGACTTTGAGCCTAAACAATCTAACACAAATACAGCAAAAATATGTAATGAAAATACAATTAAACATGTTGACTTCATTACTGATTTAGGACGTAGTATTATTTGTATTGACGATGTGCGTAGTGTATTGACTAACAAGCACAAGTTCCGTGTTATCTATACAGACAACGATACTTACTTTACCAAAGATCCTAACTTTGAACCATTTGAAGAACTGACGGGTGAAAATCTGTTTGAATTTTTATGAAAAAGATTTTAATTACAGGTAGTTCAGGCTACATCGGAAGTCATCTATGCAAGATGCTAATGGATACGTTGAAATACGAAGTTCATGGATTAGATGTTAATGAACCTCAGCACCCAATAGATAGATTTCATAAGCAAGATATCAATAGACTGTTTACCCTTGACGAAGAATTTGATACTGTTATTCATTTGGCAGCACTGGTTCGAGTAGGTGAAAGCGAAGTAATGCCAATCAAATATTATATTACTAACTTGAATGGTACTATGAATGTTATTAACAGAATAAAAACAAACAACTTTGTCTTTTCAAGTACAGGTACTGCACAAGATTGTGAATCAGCATATGGTATAAGTAAACGTGCGGCAGAAGATGTTGTTAAAGAATTTTGTACAATCCATCGACCAACACCATATACAATCTTTAGATTTTATAATGTTATTGGAAGCACCGTCGTGGCTCCCACTAACCCCGATGGGTTAATGTACAATTTAATGAAGGCACGGGATACCGGAGAGTTTACTATTTTTGGTAATGACTATGATGTATCACCGGATGGTACGTGTGTGCGTGATTACGTACACGTGAATGAGATATGTGACGGTTTGATGCAAGCAATTGAAAAACCTAGTAACAGTATAGAATGTTTAGGTCATGGTGTGGGCTATACAGTTAAAGAGATTGTTGATGAGTTTAAAAAAGTCAATAAAGTTAACTTTAATGTAAAATACGGTCCTAGAAGAAAGGGCGACCTTTCTAGTTCGGTACTAGAAAATGTGTCTTCCTATATGCGTAACCTATACACATTGGATGAGTTACTTAAGGTTGACAATTAAACATTTTCGTGTTATGATACGTTCTACACAATTTTTATGGATAAGTTATGACAGTTAAACGTATTGGTTTTGCTTGTAAATGGGCAGAAATTAACAAAAAAGGTGAGATTGTATCTGCCGAAGGTCTCAACACCGGCGGCACTACTCAAGCATGGGCAAAGCGCAATTCACGTGCAGTAGTAGAAGAAAAAATCATGGATGTCGCTAAACGTAACATTATGAATACCCATGCATTAGTTAAGAAAGTTGCTACACTAGACCCCGAACTACGTATGTTACGTCTTACTAGCGACATGCTTAGTTTTTACACTATGGACGAGTACAAAGACTTTTGGCATAGTACTGATGTACAGAATAGCTTAGAGCGATGGTTCTCACCGATCGGTGAGACTGCACGTGCCAACAACGTTCGTTTGTCGTTTCACCCCGATCAATTCGTAGTTCTTGCGAGTGACCGTGACGAGGTAGTAAATAAGAGTATTGAAGAATTTGAATATCATTGTGACATGGTGCGTTGGCTAGGTTATGGCAAATCATTTCAAGACTTCAAGGTAAATGTACACATTAGTGGTCGCCGAGGTCCCCAAGGTATCCGTGATGTTTACAACCGATTATCGCCGGAAGCGAGAAACACACTAACACTAGAGAATGAAGAATATACACATGGACTACTTGACTGCTTATCATTATCTGACCTCGTACCTACGGTCATGGACATTCACCATCACTGGATACGTGAGGGAGAATACATTGAGCCTACTGATGACCGTGTTAAGAGGGTCATTGACAGTTGGCGTGGTGTACGCCCTACTTTACATTATTCTGTCAGTAGGGAAGATTGTCTTATTGAACACCCCAATAATGAACGTCCCGCCCATGATGCGTTGATTATGGCAGGATATAGTAAACAAAAACTTCGGGCACATAGTGACTACTATTGGAACGAAGCAGTTAACGATTGGGCATTGACTTTCCGCGATGAATTTGATATGATGTGCGAAAGCAAAGCTAAAAACCTTGCTAGTTTTAAACTACATGAGTATGACAGACGATAATAATTCTGCCAATGGAGTACACAGTTATGACAGTACTAGCAGTGGGCAACTAATTCATTTCTTTAACAGGAATGTTAGCGAATATCCCACTGAGGCAGGGGGACC